CTTTTCAGCCGCTTTCTTGGCCGCTTCATCCGCCTTCTTAATCCCGTCCTCAGCCGTGCGGACGACCTGGCTAATTCCGGTGTCCATCGCTCCAATTGCCGCCTGCTGTTCCGCGCTCATTTGCTCGACCGGATGAATCATGGGGGCCGGTCCAAAACCTCCGCCCTGCCTGGCAGTAAACGATCCCGCGCCCGCCGACCTGCCCGTTACAGAGGCCAGAGCCGCCTTCTGCGCCGCTTCCTGATCCGCACGCAATTCTTCGATAGCGGTTTTGGCGTTGATCGCGCCATGCTGCCACGCGGACATCGTTCCGGCGACTTCCAACCGCAGCGATTCGACGGCCTTCGATGTTGACTGGACGGCCGATCCACCGACCGTGAGAGTCGCGAGGAATGAACCTTGGGACGCCTTCTGCATCTTCGAGAGGGCTGAAGTGAGTTTGTCCACGGACTGAGTCGCAGCATCGGCGACCTTGCCGGTCCCCTCGAGACCGTTATCCAGGGCCGCAATTGTTCCGGGCATGGATGCGAGGGTTATTTCGGCTTCCGCGCTCGCGCTTTGCACCTTCACCATCTTGTCCGCGACCTGAAGCAGCATATCGGCGAAAAGGCCAGCGATAGCAACGGGGAAGAGGGCCTGAAGAATCGGTCCCAGGGTTTTCGATGACGATCCGATGCGGCCAAGAACGTAGCCCATCGGCCCGAGCCGGGCTTCATAGGCGGCCGCTCTAACCGTGCCGTAGGCTAAGGCGCCACCCAGGCCGCGGTTTGAATATGCGGCGGCGTCCGTTGCTACGGCGTTCTCGGCGACAGCAGCCGTAGCGCCGCTTACGCTGGTCGTGACAACATCGGCAGCCGCCCCAAGTTGCCGGATAGCAGCGGCGGCTTCCTCGGCGCTCGCACCAGAGGCCTGAAGCTGGGCGGCGAAGGCTTCAAGCCGCGCCTGGGCTTCCGCAGTCGAGGCACTGATGATTATTCGCAGTTGGCTATCAGGCACTTTGCGTCCTCTTCCATTCCATCCACGCTTTCACTTTTTCCTCGCGCATTTGTTTCCGCGCTTCGCGGATTTCGGGCGGCAGCCGATTTTCCGCTTGCGGGTCGAACGGCTCCGGCAGTTGCGGAGTGCTGATCTCAGGGCGCGAAGGTTTAGCCTTGGCTCGGCGCGGCGGAGGCCGGTACCCGACAAACCCGCGCAAAAGCACGTGAGCAGGTGGGGACTGCACGAATTCTTCGTAGAGTTCAAGGACGAACGGGAACGGCGCGCGGTCGAACTCTTCGAGAGTCCAGCCGGTCGCCTCGATGATTTGCGCGCGGAACTGTGGCCAGAATTCATCGAGGCTTACGCTTCCCCCGTGGGCACCATCGTCAGACCGCTCTCGGCCATGATCTTCTCGCGCAGCGCGTCAATGAGCTTCTGATCCGCTTCGGAGCGCAGGCGCGACTCGTCGATCTTGAGGTCGGGATTGGCGTTGTTCAGCCCAGCGCAGACCAGCGTACATACGAGCATCTGCTGTTCGGCCACGGCGCTGTCGATGGGCTGGCCGTCGGCCTTGAGCTTCTGGAACCGCTGAAGAACCTGAGCCTGCCGCGTGAGGTGTTGCTCGACCTGAAGCGCGGTAAGCGGCGCGATGTCAAATGAAACACCGTCCATTTCAAAATGTAGTTTTCTCTGAAACACGTTTTTCCTCGCTTGATTTTGTCCGCTGGGCAGCGGCGCTTCTGGCGGGCGGTAGTGGCGGGAACTTCAGTTTCGGCGGCCGATCTCTTCGCTACCCTCCTCAGACTGCGCTGCACCACTGGTAAACCGCGCCGTTCGCTCCGGGGTACGCTTCCCAGTCGAGCTCGACCTTCAGGTAATCGTTGTACTTGAAGGGCCGATTGAGCTTGGCGGCGCGCGCGTTGAAGATGATTAGGTCGGAATTGGCACCATCGCTCGGCATCGACAGGTACAGGCCGAATGACGGCCGGGCAGCCATGCCCATAATCTGCGTGTTCACGGTGACGCTCGAGCCGGCGGTGAGGCTCGTGTAGGTGTAATTGACCAGGATTGCGAGACCCCCATCAGCAGCAGCGAAGGTGTAGACGCCCGCCGCAACTGTATACTCCCCTGTGGTCGGCGTGCCGGTCGCCCCGAGGCTCGTCAACTGCTTGCCAGTGGCGACGTAATAAACGCCCAGGTCGGCAATAAATGTCGCCGCGTTGGTCGCAGAGTAGGTGTATGGAGTCGCAGCCGCAACGGCGCCAGCCTCGGAACCCTGGACCAGCGTGCCGCCTGCGGCGAAGCTGTTCTCGCCCCACACAATCTCATTCAGCAGCAGAAGGTCCACGCGGCCGAAGGTGATCTTGCCAGTCATCTTCCGCTCGCCGTTGGCCACGGAATCGGGGAATTCGTATGAGGACGGGAGTTCTTTCAGGGTGACAGCTTCTTCGACCGTTGCCTCTTGCAGGGACAGGAATTGCGCTGGCTGGATGGTGGCGGGCGACGTGGGAACCTTGCCTGTGCCGTTGTTCACCGCGTAAATGCGGCCGGTGCCAAAAACGTACTCTGTTGCGAAAGTCGTTGGAGCAGCCATCGGTTCACCTATGCTTTATTTTTTCATATCCGCAGCGAAGCGGTGTCGCGTCATCAGATCGTGACCACCACCACCGGGACCACGTACACGGCCCGGCCATCCTCAACGCCGTCAGCAATGAAAATCGGTCCTTCGATGAAACACTCATCCACAGGCTGCAAGCCCAGCGTGATCTTCTGGCCGCCAACGGGTGTGAAAACGGCGTCCAGCGCGTCCAGCAGCGGGTTCGTCACTTGATCGTCAACGTCGAATACCGGGTCGGCCGCGTTCACCAAGGCGTAGGCAAAAATCCGATAGTGGACGTAATACTGGGGTTGCGCGTAATTCAGATGCTTCACTTCCTCGCCGATGTGCCGAACGTAGGCCACTGGCCATGAGGACGTATCCTGGGCATCCCAGTGCTGATAGTGCTTCGAGACCTGGGTAAACGGATAGTTCGCGGATTGCACTAGGGCAATGAGCGCATCGGAAATGGCGCTGCGCGACACCTTCATCTCGCCAAGACCTCCGCGATTGCGTTATTGATGTCCGGTCCAATCTCAGGGATCGTTGCAGCGCCTGGCGGGTAGAACCAGGGGCGCGCCATGAGCGGCGGGTGGCGAACGTAGTGGGTGATAACGCGCTTCCCGTCGTCTCCGATCCACGACAGCGCCTTCTTGTTGACCGGGTAGATGTCGTAGTAGCGTTCGCCGCCGTACTCTTGCACAAAGCCGTAGCGATACGCCTTGCCCATCCCGAGGCCGGTGGAAAAGACGGCCCCGGCGACTACCGACGGATTCGGTGCGGCTGGCTCGATCTGGACTGACCCGGCGAGCCCGGAATCACCATGGCGGCTCTTGAGTGGCGCACCAGCCGCCAAACCCGCGAGAATCTTCCTTTGTATCTCCACGAGCCAGAAGTTGATCTTTTCAGCGAGAACGGTCTGAAGCGCCTCGGGTATCGACTGGAGCTTGGCGAGTGTTTGATTCCAGCCCTGAATCTCGACGGTAATCATCAGACTTGGGCCATGCGCCGATACTGGCTGACGGCCATGTAAACGTCCGGCGACCAGTTCCAGGCGGCATAGGATGTCGTGCCGGACTGTGGCATATTGCGCGACTTCTCATCCTCGCGCATTCGCCGATTGAGCCAGATGGTGCATTGCTTGAGCGCGGCGACAACTAGCGGGGTCGGGGGCGTGCTGTAGCCAGCCGTATAGCTGATCTGGACGTTACCTCGACCCCGCCAAAACTTCCAGACGGGCAATCCGGTGAACGCAGCCCAATCCGTCGAACTGAAGGTGGAGACGACGGTGGACGCGGTGCGCATCACAACCGACTTGGCCTGGCGCGGGATGTACCAGCCGGGCGTGCTGACGCTCACGCTCTGCGGAATCAGGATGCCGTTGATGTCCAGCGATGCGATAGTGACGATTGGCGCATTGGCAACAAACAGTTCGTCGTTCCCGTTTCCGTCGTAGGTTTCGGCAAACGCTGCAACGCCGTTGAAGCTGCCCGGCGCGCGGCCCGCATAGTTGCAGACTTCCATGCTGAAGCCGCTAATAAGCGACTGGGCGACATCCTCCATGTCCGTTGTGAGGTTGGGAAGGTTGGCGTATTGCGCGAGGGTCGCTACGTCGATCAGGTCGTAGGGCTGCGGCGCCGGAGCCATCACTACTTTTCCCTGGGAGAGGGATTTACCGGGATATTGAAAACCGCAAATACCCTGTCAGATTTTTCTGGATCGAGGAGCGCCGCCATAGCGATAACGCCCCGAAACAGCGTCGTAACCTCATCTTCGAGCTTGTTTATGCGGAAAATCAGGGAGCGGTAAATTAACCCCAGGAGCGCCGAGTTCGCTCCGAGCAGGAAAATAACAATTCCCACCCCGAGATTATTGGTCATGGAGCGCCCTTATCCGGCGCCAACGGAAGTCAGTATCGCGGACCCGAAGGCGACGTAGTGTTTCAGCGACTCGAAAACGTAGGTGCCGACCTGCCATTTCAGCGATTGCAGCGGCCAGTAGATCGAGAAGTGGTCGGCCATCACATCCATCTCGCGCGGGTTCGCCACGTTCGACTCGGGGTATGGATTCTGGCGGATGTCGAAAAGGATCGTTCCGGCCGGCATCCAGGGATGCAGTTCTAGGGGGATGACCTTCGCCGGGCCGCCGGTGTACTGGACGCGGTAACCCTTGACCAGACCGCCGCCGACTACCTCTCCGGCTTGGTTGAATTGCTGGAAGATGCGAACGGCGTCGGTCGAGCCACCAGAAAGAATCTTCGTGCGGATGGAGTTGATCGTTGCCGCGCCGCCTACCACGATGGCATCGGGCGACAACTTGTAATTGTTCCAAAGCGTCTGAAGCAGATTTTCAAACTCGACGATGCCGCCGGAACCGTCCGAAGTGAGGTTCGCACCTTGCAAGTCGGTCCAGGTTCCCCCGACAAAAGCCCATGTTGCCAGGCCGGCGAAGTGTAGCGGGTTGGCGCTGTTGTCGGCGCTCAGCCCGGTGGCGTTGGCAAGCTGGTTGGTCGTGTAGCCGGCGGGCAGCGCGGTGATCGTGAAGGTGCTCGACGGATAGATGCCGATGAAAAAGGCGTTGGCCGTGGTCGGCGCGGCATTGATGGAAACGTAGGCGGCGTAGGCCATCGCGCCGAGAACGGGAGTCACGACAACCTTCACCGCCTGGGTGGAGGGAGCCGCAAGGTTGGAAGCCGCACTGATCGCCGAGATGCCGCCGTAAACCGTATCCGTGGTCCCGTCGGCGTTCGTCCGCGCGGTGCTAGTCAGCAGGCCGTTCCCTGAACCGACCGTGATTGGATTGACTGACGTGCCCCAGCCGGTCACGGCCACAACGTAGACGGTGAAATCCGCCTCGGTGATCGTTCCGCCGGTGACGGCGCTGATAACCGGAGTCGGGCAGGTCCCGAGTTGAAACCCGTTGTCGCCAGTTCCTGTGCCCTCATTGCCGAACAGAAGAACCCGCTCTTCCTGGTTCATCAGGCCGAATAGCCTGTTGACGTTCGCAATTCCGATTGCATCATCGAAACCTTGCGAACCGTACTGGGCTGGGAAGGTGACGCTGGACTCGGCTCCCAGGTAACGGTACGTCGCAATGAAGTCCTGTTCGGTGAAGGACATCTGCGCGTTGCGGTTGCCTTCGGAAGTGCCGGGGTCGCCCGTATTGATGGAGGTGATTGCCTTCCAATGGATTGCGGCTCCAGGCCTGTCTGTCTTTTTGCGAGGCACGGAGTTCAAGAGCGGGAACCACACAGGGTACAGACGGCGGGCCAACGGCTCCAGGTTGTAGTACAGGAGGTTCGTGGCCGTGCTGAGGCCAGTCGTGGTCACGTCCTTGCGGAGCGCGTTCACCTTGGAAAGTGTTTCTTCAGTCAGCCCTTCGTACATTGGTTCCTCTCAGTACAGCGTTTCAATCCATGCACCCGTGCGACGCGCTACTGAATCTTGCTGAGTCCGATCACGGCTCCGTCCGAAGGCGTGGACGGCTTCATGGACGCGGCCGTTTTGTACAGAGCCGCCATCCGGGGATCGGCCCCAGGCGGTGGAGGAAGTTCCTCTTCATCGGCCTTGACTGCCGGGCCAGCGGCACGGGTGTCCTCATCGCGGGAAACGCGGGTCAGTCCGGCGCCGGGGCCGCGCACCGCATCGTTGGCAGGAGGCGCGCCGAACACGCGACTCAGGATGTCCGTCATGGTCTTTTCGACGGTCGCCTGCACGCGCGCTTCAATTTGCTCGACATCGACGTGGCCGCTCTCGGCATTCGTGTCGTTGACAGCCTTTACTAAGTTTTCCTCGGACACACCGAGCCTCTTGGCGAGCTTGCCGATACTCGTCGGCTCTTGCGGGTTGAAACTGATGGCCGGCTTTGCTTGGCTCACGATTTCCCCCGAGCGGTTTTGCATTGAGTTTCCTTCGGACATGGCGCTGTCAGGGCCAGCGATGGTCTTGATAACGCCGTCCAGCGCGGAATCCATCGCGGAGAAGTGCGCCTTGTGCATGTCGCGCAACTCGGCAAGCCGTTGGCTCGCCCGCTTTTTCGTGCCCTTTTCGAGTTCATCCATCGCTGTTATCTCCTGAATTTCATTGTGCGGTAAAACCGCCGATGCGGTGTCGCCCGAATCTGCCTTCCACGTATCAGGAATAAGGTCAGAACGGCCGAGAGACTTGGCGCGGCTCTTGACGTGAGCCTTCGCCTTGTCTGGGTCCTTGGCTCGACCTATCGCCCGAATCGCGTTTTCCAGGTCACTAACGTTGGCGATTGGGAATGAACCATCCGGGAGTGCCTTACCTTCTCCGGCCAGTTCCTTGCGCTGATCGCCTGAGAACTCGCGCTTCTCGATTTCAGCCTTGGCCTGCGTAGCGCCCTTGCTGTCGTTCAGGTAGGGGTCGTCTTCGCCGCCTTCATCCTGGCGGACGCCGCCCTTGCGTTCGTTCTGCGGAGAATCGCCTTCGAGGGGGTTTGGCTTCGCGGCTTCGAGTTGGCCCCACTCATCTTGTTCGCCAGTTGTGCCTTGCCGCGGTAGCGCGGAATTTGGCCGTTCGAGATATTCCTTCACGGCGCGAAGCAATGTTTCGGCCTCATCGCGCGGCGCGAACTTGCGAATTTCAACTGTGCCGTCGGAGTGAATCAGGTCGAATGTGGCGCCGGGAATGCAGGGGCGATCAACAACAGAGACTTCAAATGGTGCGGCGGTGTAGCGGGTCAACGCGCCGTCTTTGTGAATTTCAACGTAACGGCCGCCGATGGAAAACCCGGTGAGAACGCCTTCCTTGATGTCGTTCCATGTGCGGGAATCACTGATTTTCGCGGTGGCGTAGATGCGCTTGTTGGCGTCGTCGAATTCTAGCCTAACGATTTTCCCAACGGTATCAAGCTGGTGCATCCGCCGGACGTTGCCCTTGGATTTTCCACGGGAGTCCGCGAATTGCGATTTCGACCATTCCGTGAAGTGTGGTTTGCTCCGCTCGTAGTCGAGGATTTCGCCGGATCGGTCCGGGGTTTCGGCGGCGATGACGCCGGTGACTTCATGGCGATATTCCGAGACTTTGGCAAACTGGGCGTCAAGCCTGATTTGCTCGAGCATACTTTTATTTTTTCACAGAGTGGTACCGGCGGTGTCGCGGAGGTTAGAGACTCAACCTTGCGGATCAGGTCGGCGCAGACGTGCTTCACCCGTGCATAGGACATGCCGATCATCGCGGCGACCTCGTGATAGGTGAATCCGCGAATCAGTAAGACGAAGATCAGCGCCTCATCTGGCGTCAGTTTGTCCAGAACCTCGCCATAGGTGATCGCGCCGATGTAGGCGTCCTCCGGGCTTTCGGTGGCGATCATGCTCCCGAGATTCATCGCAAGGCCTCGATCAGTTCCCCGGACCGTTGCGGTGCTGGCCGGTAAATCGCTTTCATGTCGCCGTGTGCCAGTTCGGCCACGCCGCCGGGCTCAACGATGTCATCGTGGGCAAGGTGCTTCCAATCCGCTCCGTTGATCGCTTCCCACAGCGCGCCGAGCCCTGAAGAATGGGTGACGTACAACGTGTCGTCGTCGGGATGTTCGGCCATGTCGCGGACAACAAAAGCAGCGATCCGGTGAACGAAGCTGCGAACCGACTCGCCGCCCGGAATGACCCGGTGCGTGTGCTTGATGTAGTAGAGAAACCGTTCGCGTGAGGACGGCTTGTGCGATCCGGTGAATTCGCCAACGTTCAGCGAGCGAAGCTCCGGGGCAAGCTCGACTGGTAGATCGAGAGCCTTCCCGTAGATTTCCGCCGTCTGCTTGGCGCGAGGAAGGTCTGAGGAAACTATGCGAGTTATCCCGTGGCCGACAAGCCATTCGGCCGTGCGCTGGGCACCCTTGCGACCGTCCGGCGTCAGCCCCCAATTACCCCAGCCGCGGGCAAGGTCGTGCTCGTTCGCAATCGTTTCCTCGTGCCGGCCGAAGTAGGCGTGCCAGGTCTGCGGCAGCCCGAGAGTTGACTTCGATAGCCGCCGCGCGCCGGGCATCCCTTCGAGATTGGCCGGTAGCTGTAGGCACCTACAATTCGGATGGCTGTCAGCCACGCTTTTCGCGCCCGAGGGGAAAGGTTTACCGAGCGGCACCGTCACGCCGTCATTCATCGCGCAGAATGGGCACACCTTCGAGTCGTGCATTGTCCACCACGTTGAGGCCGGAACGCCCATTCGTTTCCACGTCTCGTTCTTCGCGGCGGCTTGCGCGTTCTTGATTTCGGTGCGTGCGATCAGGTTCGCGCGGTACTCGCTGAATGGCCCGGAATGCGTGTCGAGAAGTTGGCGGCGAATCGCTTCGGACAAGTCGAGAGGCTTGCCTTCCGCATCCTTCAGTTCCCCGGCGAGCGCCTTTTCGACGGCTTCGCGGATGTCTTGCCGCGTAGTTTCGGAGATAACCCAACGAGCGTTTGGATTATCCGCAAGCGTTCCATCGGCGGCACGGACCCTACCAACGAGTTCAGCAGCACGTGATCGCGCATAATCTTTCGCACGAGTGAAGGCAGATATTGCCGACTGAATGCCCGGAGGAGCGCCCGCTTGCTGGGCCGCCAGCATGGCGGCTTCGATTGCGGCTTGCTTAAGGCCCGGTTCGATGCGGTCCGGCAAGAGCGCGTAGTAGGCAGCGATGGCGAGCCAGAGCTTCTTTTCGAGGTCTTGTTGCTCATTTTTCCGTAGTTCTCCCAGCGCCTTCTTCAGCGCGTCGGCTTGCTCCCGGAATGTTTCGAGAACCGCCTGTCTGATTCTTCCGAAGGCCGCGTGGGGTTCAGTCCCATTCACCCGCGCGGCCTGAATAGGGAACGAGACGGCCTTCTTCCCATCCGGCGGGGAATCGTCCTCCTCATCCTTGCCGTTCTCTTGATCCTTGCCGTCGGCGCCGGGCGGCGTTGGCAGCGCGAGCGGTTTCTGCTGGACCGGGCCACCATCCCCGATAACAACGTAGCCAGCGGCAGTTATGATTATCGGCCTGTCGGCGTCCGGGAATTCATCTCCGTAAGGCGGCCGACCCTCGCTAAGACGCCATTCGTTCCAGGTCATTCCGCCCTTTGAAGCTAGCAGCGAGTCGGCTTGCCGCTGGGCCAGCAGGTCAGTCTCGCGGATCGGCAGGAAGGCGAAGGTGTACTGCGGCATCCCCATCTGGACGTGAATGATATGGTTCATAAAGGACGCGAACCACGTCTGGTAAGACTCGATGCCGGTCGCCTGGCTCTCATCCTCGACGGTCTGAGCCATTGCGCGCGCGTAGCCCATCTTGACCAGCGCGTTCGGCGGAACGTTGAAGGCGTAGCAAATGATCCGAGCGAGCCAGTTATCCAATTCCTCGGCGAGAAGGTGCTGCTTCGTCTCAAAAATTTTCGGCTCGCCGCTCGCCGATGGGTTCTGAAGAAACCGCACGCGCCGCATAAACGCTTGGTCGCCACGGTTGACCGTATTGAACCATTCCTCGAATTCCTTCACCTGATCGACGGTGACGGAGTTCGGCAGGAACGCGATCATTTCGGGGATGTTGCCGGACGTGTAGTATTCCAGCAGGGCCATTTCGCGCCGCAAGTAGAGATTGATGGCCACGATAATTTGCTCGACCGGCGAGTAGCCATAGAGCTTGTGCGGGCGCATGTTGTACGGGATGTAAACGAGGTCATGTGTGGTGAGGTTGACCGCGTTGACGCCGTAGAGGTATTGGGTGTAGGCCGCACAGTTGCAGGCGACAAACTTCTTGCCCGCCTTCTGCTCCTGCATTCGCCCGAGCAAAGCATGGCCCTCATGCGTGCATTCCGGGTCGGACTCCGGGGTGAGTCCGCTGGTCGTGATGTAGCGCGTAATGCGCGAGCCGTCCACGACAACTAGAGATTTGACCTTCTTCCCGCTTGGGTCCCGGCGGATCAGGACGCTGGGCGCGTCCACTACCAGCATGTCCTCCATGAGTTCGCCACAGAACGTTTCCCACGGGTGCAAGCCGTCGGGATGGCGCAGAAGTTCCCTGAGTTCCAATAGTTGCTTGTCCTGCGATTCGCGCTTCGCCTGAGCCCGCGCTTCCTCGCCGGGCAGCGGTTGGGAGTGTATGTCCCACTTCGACCGCTTCATCTGGTTCTTGACCGTCTCTATCACAGCGCGAAGAAGGTCGGTGGAATCGGCCAGGGCGCGCATGACGCGGAAAGATATCGCCTCGTTCGCGCGCGGCTCAAAGATGATGTTCTGGCCGAGGACGTATTCAAACTTCCGGGCTCCGGTGCCCATCGGCGCCGCCGGGCGCAGCGGTTGAAGCGGCCCAAACCAGTCTGTCGAGGAAACAACCGAAATCCCCGGCGGGTTTTGGATCGGCTGGATACCCTCGCGCTGGGCGACGTTTTGCTCGGGAGTGTTGATGTCCGTGCCGGCCGAAGGTCCGGGGCCGGTTCCCTCGTTCTGCTCTCCGGTGATGCCGTAGTTCGACTGAGGCTTATTGTCCTGCATCTGGCCAATCGTTCCCTGAGTCGTGCCCCAGCCGTGAATCACAGACTCATTTGGCGTTGGGCGGTTCGCCGGCGGGTGATCGCTACCAGAGGGAGGCATACCCGGCGACGCCGGGGTGCCAGCGCCGGGCCGGCGACCGAACAGATAGTTCGTGCCGTGATTTGTGGCCTTAACCAGCCTGTCGAACCAAGCCATTAGAGTCTCCTTAGTACGTTATGGTCCAAGTCAGCGTCAGCGTGTCATTCGTCGAGAGCGATACGCTGGTGAAGGTGTTCTCAAAGCACATGGTTCCCGCGCTCGAAGCGTTGAACATCCCGGCGCCCTGTGCGGATTGTGCGGCCGTCGCCGTCCATGTGTGCGCGATGGAGTAGGTGTCAGCGCCGGTCGTATGTGCGTAGGTGCCTATGATTCTGGCGAGGCCGTTCGTGGTGATCTCGCCGGAGAGTGTTGTATCCGTGGCCGCCGGGCTGATCGCCGTGTCGGTCAGCGCGAGGTAATTGCACGCGGCAACCTGAGTCCCGGTCGTGCCCATGACATCGGCTTGGAAGTCCAACCCGGCGTTTGTTTCAAGGTCGGGAAGCGAGGACCGATAGAAAACCTGACCGTTCGGATGGCGCGCAACGACCGAGATAGTTCCGACGGTCCTCATCTGGTCCTGGATCGGTGTCGCCGCCAGCCCTAGGGCGAAGAAACTCAGCACGGAAAAAAGCAGAACTTTTCTCATTTCATTCCTCCTGAAGGACATTCAAATCAACGACGCCGACAAGCTGTCGGCCTCCGGAAGTCACGACATCAACCGAAACGACGTGCCGTTCTCCGGCGTTTCCAGCTTGATACCAAAAGGTGACTTGGGTGCCGCTCAGTGACGGAGCCGGAGTCGTGGAGATGATCTCTGCCGTCGAATCGGTGAACGTGCCCCAAAAATCGAGTTGCGATGTGACCGTGAACGAAGTGATTGTTTCGCCGGCGTTCAGTTGCTCTATGAAGTCAATGTAGTAGCTGTCCTTCTGATACGGGTACTTATTGATAGGAGCGTTCAATGCGGCACCCCCGGCACCGTAGTGCCCTTGCTGGTTGGTGGCAGAACTGTACCTTTGGGCGCAGGTCCAGCAGCCGTGCCACGGTTTTCCGGCGCCACCCGGAATCCCTGACTTGGCGGAAACGTTTTCCCCTGGTGGGTGAATGTCCCTACGGCGGTATCGACGAGCGATTGCGCGTCCGTGAACGATCGGCCCAGGGATTGAAGGCGTCCAAGGGCATCACTCACGAGCATAGCTTCCGGCTCGGAGCGCATGAGGGCAGCCATGCGGCCAAGTAGGTCCGACGTGGAGCCGACTTCGGAAAGCCCCCGTCCGAATCCCGCCGAGCGCCCAAGCGAATCCGTGACACTCGCCGATTCAGTAAGCGGAAGCAGTAGCGCAGCCAACCGTGAGGGCGTGTCGATAACCGATTGAGCCTCGGCCACACCAGCCGAGAGAGCCGCGAGCCGGCTTGCGGCATCGCTTACCACCTGCGTTTCTCCAGGCAGTCTCGAATAACCACCGATGCGCGACGTTGAATCGGTGACGCTCATTGTTTCGCCAACGGTAGCGATCAGCCCGAATTGGCTCACAGGAGAATCGGTCGGGGCTTGCGATTCCGCGATGGCCTTTCCGTAGGTCGCCAGCCGGGCGGCAGAGTCGGAGGTTGCCTGCGATTCAGACGGGCCGCGCAGAGCCGCGTACAACCGCGTTGGTGAGTCAGTGACGGATTGCGCCTCGGAGAGCGCGGCAGGATACCCGATAAACCTTCCCGGCGAATCGCTCATCGAAATTGACTCGCCGATGGATACCGAGAATCCCTCGCTGCTGCCGGTGGAGTCTGAAGGGCTTTGCGACTCAGCCGGGGCGCGACCGAAGGCGGCCTGCCGAACGGGGCTATCCGACTGCGAGAGCGTTTCGCTGTCGGTCCGCGTGTAGGCCACCGAGGATACCAGTGGAGTCGCTACCGTGTCGTTCGTGGCGTTGCCCATGTCCAGACCGACGGTCTGCGCTGCGCCGGTGGACTTACTGTTTTTCAGGTTAATTACGATAACGAATCGGTCGGTGGAGAGCGCCGTCTGCGTGGCACCTGAGATCGTCATACTCTTAACACCAGTTGTCCCCATCGAGACTGACTGGCCAGTCAGAGACCCAACGGTTGCCTGCGAGACCCCGGAGGAGTTCACACGAAGGATGCAGGTATCGGTCCAACTGACGTTTGAGTTCGCCGTGGTTACGTCGAGATTCACGGTCCAGTTGCCCGAAGCCCATGAGGTTGATGCGGGAACGCCAGAAGCGGAATACAACTCGAAATTCTGCGTGCTGCTTTTGAATATGCCAACGCTGGCGGTTCCGGTGGTTGCTCCAGAGGAAGGGAGCGAAAGTGGGCCAATGGCAGAATTGTTTTTGGTCGAGATGGCATTGCAGGTCTGCGTTGCAGTCAAATCGGAAGTCGCATCCGACTCGGTATAGGTGGTCTGAGCCAGGGCCAGCGACGGCGCGAGTAGCGCGGCGACCGTGGCAATCAGATAGAGCCGAAGTCTCACGTTTCCCTCAGCGGCGGGTGAACCACCCAGTCTTGATGCTTCACCATCGGCGGCTGCCCGAACTTCGCGCCGCACACCCGGCAGGTGCAGAGCACGGTGAGCGGGTGATACCGGGCGTCATACTCAATCTGAATGCAGCCCTCGTACCGGCGTAGAGCCAGGAACGGGAACAACCATTTCCGCTCGACAAGATGCCGCCAGTTTCCGCAGTTCGGGCAAGTGAGATTAGTTGACCCGTACCGAAGTTTGCGGAGTCTCCGCTTTCGCAGCCACTCCTGAATCCTTCTTCGCATCATCCACCTTTACCTGTCCGCACGTTCTGCATTTGCGCTCGGCGTGGTCCCAAAAGTGCGTTACGGTCCACTGGGAAGCGCCGCATTCGCACGTCAGAATCGGGCGTCGGTTGCGCGCGCCAAGGGCAACACGGCCGTAAGTCTCGAACTGATCGACTTGCGCTCGGCGCGTTTCCGTTTCGGCCTTGGGCATTGCCGCCGCCTTTTCGCGGTAGTAGTCAATCACCCACAGAGAGTTCGACCGCCGCCAGTTTATGGCGAGAGTAAAAGCATCCACATCGTGGTCATTTGCCCCTTTCGGGAATTTCGCACAGTCCACGATGAAGCGATCACCCAGCGAACCGGCCGGAACAGAGACGCAACCAGCCTGTACCTGCGGAGCGCACGCCTGTGCGCGAGACTCTTTTGAATCCTTGACGGGGATCGGGATAACCGGAAATTCTTTCCCGAGTTCTTCAACAATGGCTGCTCCATTCGCCGCCTCCTCAATAAGAATTGCGTTCGGCCGGTACTTGTGGGCCATAGCGCGAATCACGTCCTTAGTGGCGACGTAGCCGCGGGGCTCCGTCGTCCAGCCGAGCAGGTAAGCGTTCGGTCCTTGAAATCCCCAGGCGTGGACGGCAACGGCATCCCGGTTCGCCTTGAACGCCGCGTCAACGGAAATCACGATCACATCGCTGTGCGGCGCAGCGCCTTCGTACCGTTTCCACCATTCTGTTTTGAAAATGATGCCGCCAGCGGGCGCGGGTTCCTGCTGATACTGACCGGAGAAACCGTCTGCTCCGAGTTCGATCATGCGGGAATCGAGGTATTTCTTGTTCAGTGTTTCGGTATCCAGCAGGTCGCCGGGCTTGCGGACTTTGTACTCATTGGAAAGCGGGAGCGCGACGGAATGATGCTGTTCGGCAATCGCGGGCAGATTTAGGTGAACCCAGCCGCCCTCGCGCAGCATCGTTCCGGCAACGTCAAGCTCATGCAACCGCTGGCAGACAATGATGGCAATATCCCGACCGCCTGGCGTGAGCCGAGACATAAGCGCCTTGCGAAACCGCGTAACGGCGTTGGTTCGATCAGCGTCGGAAAGAGCCTCTTCGGCGGAGTGGAGGTCATCGACGAGCAAAACGTCGCCGCCCAGGCCTGTCGCGCCGGTCAGCACGAGCATGTGGCCGCCCTTGTCGTTTGAGAACCGCCATTTCAGGTTGTCATCGGCGCTCAGGTGAAACCGCGTGCCCCACCGCTGCTGATACCAGTCCGATTCAATAACCCGGCGCCGATCAACCGACATCGGCACCGCCAGAGCTTCAAAACTGTAGGACGCGAAAAGAAGGCGCGTATTCGGTTCGCTGATCCACGCCCATATCGGAAATAGTTTCGTGACGAGAGAGGATTTCCCGGTCTGCGGCGGCACGGTGATAATCAGCCGGCGGAAGTCGCCGCGCCAAGCCGCCTGTAAATGTTCCGCGATAGCCTGCCGATACCATGTCCCATGCCAAGGGCGGGACGGTTCGAGGACCTGCCATGCTTGGCCGCAGAATGACCAGAGATCGCTTTCGCAGAGTTCCCGGCGCAGCTTTTCGGACTCGCGCTCAATTTGCTCTTGAGTTTGCATCTTCCCCCGGAGGTTGCGATTCCGACATCTTCCGAACCTCAAGCCATTTGGCGAAGGCGCCAGCCTGGATGAATCCGTTCGTCTCGAGGAAAGCCGCGAGAAGTACGCCAATCTGCGCGTGCCTGTCCACACTGTCGAGGCTTTTGTTGACGGCTTGAACCAGTGAGTCCAAGAGGTCCGTAGTGACCGGAAATTTGCTCGGGTCGGTGGCCTTCTTAAAGGCATCTAGGATGCCGAGCTTTTCCGCTACCAGCTCTATGATCGCGACCTTCTGTTCGCTGGAAAGGCTGGCGAGGTTGGCGCTAAGTGTGGAGCGGACCAGCAGCAGCAGCGGCGGCCCAAGCCAGCCAGCCGCAACGCCGAACACGAATAGGGATAAATAGAAGATCATATCTCGGTCTTGCCGGGCTTCCCGTAATTGTCGAGCCGCTGGGCAAGTTTGCGGCCATACTCCCTGTTCGTCACAAAGTTCGGCATTTTCTCCGGTGGTCTACCGTCATAGAACAGCGGAGGGTGACTCATGCTTGGGTCCCTACACACATCCGTCATAGAGCCTTCGGCCATAGGTGCCTCTCTTCCGCCCATGCTTTGATCCATTGGATGGGACGCCGTTGTTGGGGTGCCTTCCGCAAACGCTGGTGTATCACAAGGCAATGCATGTTCATCGTCCACGTTGGCTGCGGAAAGCATTCGCACTGCGTACTCAGCGAATGAAGATCGGATTCCTTCTTCGGGATGACGTGCCCACAGCGGTCACCGTAAGGCACGAAGCGCCACCCCCTGGACGGGTCCCTGGCGCTCACATCGTCACCAGTTTCGGCCGCGCAATCGCCCGGCTCACCTGCGGAGGAATCGCGCGCGCAGAAACCGAAATCGCCTTCCGGCAATCGCCGCACGCAAAAACCGTGTAAACCAGAATCGAACCGTCCGTCAGCCCTTCCTTCGCCTGCGAAACCTTGAACGAAAGCGGATCGGCCCCGCAGTGCGGGCAAATCGGCGCGTTCACCTGTATCTCGCCGTGCTCGGAAACCGTTACCGAGTTCTCTTCAGCCCGATCAGCCGCATCCATAAATTCCTCCTGAAAACCTAACCTGATAGGTCAAGGATTTTACAAAAAAATTGGCGTGTGGCATCGCGGGGGTCCGGTCCGCGAATTCACATTTTTTCGCCAGACTGGTACTCGGCGTGCTTGAGACTGCAACCACTGAGCACGAGCGATGCCATACCTGCGAGTTAGTCGCGGCGTGTAGCGTGCGCATCAACACCGATACCAGATTATCAATCTGGTGTACACGTCTGTATAGTGTTGGTAACACGACGCTTAGGCTACGCATGGTCCGCTAGTGCCGGTTGTGGTGCCGGTTCCACGGCCATAACGTCGCGCACATCGTTAACCTCGTGAACGTCGATAACTCTCGTGCCGGGCGTAAGCGCCGGATGCTCGCGGCCCGCGGCGAGTTGCTGGGTCCGTTCCAACATTCCCCGCAGATCAACTTCGATCTCGTAAACCGGACGCGCCGGTGCGGACGAACGCACTATATTGATTGTCTGTGGCGCCTTCCCCTGCACCCTATCGGCGGCGTCTCGGAAGAAAGAGAGTAAGGGTGCTGGGTTGCCTTCGCGGGCGGCAAGTGTCACAGCGGTCAGCAATTCCGCGCGGATTGTTACGTCGTGGAACACTGCGGCGAAGAAGTCAGTCTGATCCGCGATAAGTTTCGTGAAGTGGTTGCGGCGCTTTGACTCGGCGGAGCGCCGTTGCGCCCGCCTAGCCGTTTCCGACGTGAATGCAGTCGTTGGAGCCGTGCGTTTTGCCCGTGAAACCCGTTTTGCGACTGTTGCCATTTGCGGAACACATTACTATGATCGCGGAAAAAAGCAAGCGCGATGGCAACTGGATTTCAAAGTGAGCACGCTACGGACCGCTAAATCGTTAATCTTGTGTACGTTGTGAGCTTCCCAGCGAACCGAGCGGACTGTTGACTGATAGGACACACGCTCGCGGATCGAAACTTTTCCCTTGACATACCTAACGAGCTGGGTTATATTGGGTCCGTGAGCAGCAAACCAACGGAGGAAACGAAAATGGACACGGCAACCGTGGTGGCAATTCAGGAACGAGTCACGGCCGGAAACGGAGTTACCTACAACGTGCTCTGGCGCAAAACTCCCGCGCAATACGAGGCGGAAGGCAAGCCGCATTACGCGAATCATCTCCGCTGGAAGCGGATTGTCGCCGAGTACGCGCTGCAAAGGCCGCGCGGAAACGTGGTTTTCATGGCGTTTGAGTGGCCAAGCGGCGGCGACCAGCCGCACATCGTAATTTACGCAAGGGGGATATGATGCCAAACAAGCAGGGATTCACGCCGGGACCGTGGCACGTTCGGGATGATGGCAGACACGCGCTAGAGATTTTTGCCAGCGATAATCGTCGCTTGATCGGGGATGTGCTCTTCGACGTACCAGACGCTCAGAGACAAGAGACAGAAGACAACGCCCGCCTGATCGCCGCCGCCCCGGACCTACTGGCGGCGCTCAAGATGCTTTTGTACGTTGCACCGATGTATTCCGAGAATCCCAGGATTATCGGAGCCCTATTTTTGGGAACTATATACTTAACTCCCGAAAATAAGTCTTGACAAACGCAAGGGAGTAATCTACTATAGGGGCATGGAGGCAACACACATGCAATCCTTCGCCGACCTTAAACGAACCATTAAGCCGGGCCTGAAATTGAAAGTTATCCAGCATGACTATCGCCCCGAACTGACGGGGACCATACGGGTTGTCACAGACGTTCAAGGAAACGGGTACTTCTTTCAGATGTTGGCTGATAAAAACCGATCTTGGAGTCCTTATGCTAAGGCGTCTTGCTATTCGTTCCCGGATGCCAATACATACCGACAAGATGAGGGATGCAAGTGCAGTTGTGGCTGCAAGGTAGATGGAGCGCCAGACACGTACCATTCCGACGGCTGCAACATTCGCGTAGGCAAG